TTTAAAGTAAACATTCCAAGTCTGGCAAATACCAGTGCGGTATTTAACGCCAACGACAAAGTAGAACTATTAAAGCTAATTTGTCAGAAGTATAATGTGGATATTCAGAAACACAGAATATTCATTCGAGAAGTACAGGATAATCATACACAGGTGCAAGGATAATCATTGTGCAATGATAATCATTGTATAATATAAAACAGATTCTTATGAAACTTAAATGGATTGAAACAATAGATGTAGATGCCAAAGAATGGTTTGACAAACAGAATGGAAATTCTTATTTCGCTGGTATTGTTACACTGAACTACGGAAAGAAGAGCCAAAGAGAATATCTTATGCCTATGCAATACGGCTATGGTTCACAATATGAATATGAAGCAAAGAAAGTACTGACTGAATTCAATTGTATTTCTGGTGCTGAATTATCTCCATTGTCTTCTTTTTGTAGAGACAACAATATAATTCTACGAACAAGCAAACAAGAAAATTGTAAGCAAAGAGATTTGTTTGAAGTTGAACGGAATTATAACGACAATATAAATGCATAGTAAATTCAATACCCTGTTGAGTTGTGCGCCTTGTGAATTTAATATATATAATGAATTCAGTCGGTGCGCAATTCAATGGGAATAATGAACTGACCTAATCGCATACTATCTGGATTGGTTCTAAATTGTATTAATGTTTGGATATATCGGTAAATTGTCGTAAATAACGCACGCACGTTCATATAGTATATAAGAATGAACGCTTTATTTAGAATGGATATAAACTAAAAAAATAGTTTGTTTTTGTTTGGGTTATTAACTTTTTTGTGTATATTTGTACTATAAATAATTCATAAACATAAAATATAAACACAATGAAAAAAGTAAATAATAGCACAATCGATAAAATAGTATTTTGGTCAATAGTAGGTATTTTCGTTCCTATGATTTTAGGCGGTATTTTTACCATCATTAAAAACATTGATTTAGTTTCTTTTAACTTTTAAACTATAAAACAATGAGAGAACAAAATGATAAAATAGAAAAGTTTTTTACAAAGGTGGATAAACTCACATTTCAAGCCGTTAAAATTATGGCTGTCTTTATTCCCCTTTACGTATTATTTCAACTAATTTTTAACAACTAAACAGATGAAAAAAGTATTTCAAAGTAATTACGAGGCGATTCACACATTCGCACAAAGAACGCATCCAGAGGGTCGCAATCAATCTCGGAGCGTATTTTTTGAAGGCAATAAAATATATTCGTACGGATATCACTATTTGCTCGGTGAGTTCTTAGACGCCAATACAATACTAATAAACGATGAGGGCTATTCGGTCAGTACGTCAAAACATATTAATATATTAATGGGTGCAACAAGTCATTATAACCAGTTTTTCAAAACTATGGTAGATATTGACTATATATATAGCCACGTTTTTAACTATCTTAAGCCAAAGTTAGCGAAGGCGAGAAAACCACAAAAGTACACAAATGAAATTTTCGCCCTATGGAATAGTTTGAACGGATATATCAACGAGCGCAAAGAAACGAAAACAAGAAGACGCAAAGAATACAAACAGCTACTTAAATTTGTAGATAGTTTGCAAGATGAGAACGCCCTCGAAAGTTTGCGAGAGTGGGCAAAAAAAGAAAAGGAAAAGAAACAAAGAAAAGAAAAGAAGACGCTCAAGGAAAAGTTAAATAAGTTTTACAAGTACGAAATTGATTTTTTTAGGATTGGCGGTATTGATTATTTGAGACGCTCCGAGAATGGGCAATACATTGAGACCTCACAAGGCGTAAAAATAGATATTGACGAGGCAAGAAGATACTACAATATTTTGGCTTCTGGTGCAAATATGCGAGGCGAAAGAATAGCCAACTTTATTACAAAGTCATTCAATGATATGTTGACTATTGGTTGCCACAATATAAGCAAAGAACAAATAAATAAAATATCTAAACTTTTATAAGATGGCTAATAAAATACAGTTCGAACACCTGTTAAAACATAAGAAGGAACAGAGGAAACAAAAACAAAGACGCGAATATCTGGAAACAAAATACGGATATAAAAGCCAGAATAATTACCCCTATGATTGGTAATAAAATAAAAATAAAATAAAGTTTTCATTATGTTTTGCCCCCGAAAGGGGGCTTTTTTATACCCTTATTTTTGTAAGGGTTTTTTGTTATCTTGTTTCTGTTCAGTTATTTAATTTATTTAGGTGGGTTAAATTGATATTAAATAGGTATGTTTTTCTATCGTTCTTAGCTCGTTTCTACCTTCCAACCATACCAACATACCACACAACACCCGTTAAGCCCTTAAAACGTCTCTAAATAGCCTTAAATGGCTTTATATGGGGTACTCTGCCTATGAAGATACCCCAGCAGCTAATATACCTCAACTCTATACATACCCTACTTTCCATCTGCCAACTGAATTCAATACCCCTCTATGAATCTAATACCCTTTGTGAATCTAATAGGTATTTCGTATATTTGTATTATGGCAAAGCGCAAGAAAAAAGTAATCAATCTACAGAATCACCCAGAATCCTTAAAGGCATTTAGCTGGTGTATGGAAAGAAACATACGAATCTACCCAATCCCATCTGCCAATCAGTTCAAGATAGTTATTGATAATGGCGCATCAAAGATAGTTTCGCCCAAACTATATGATAAGGATGAGTGGTCTGAAAAGATATGGGAGTTATATAGGCACTTTTACAACGGAAATAAGCTGTCAGTATAATACAATGTATAGTAGAGTACAATGTATATATATTCTTTTTATACAATAGAATGTACACTACTATACAATGTACTATATATAATACAATGTACTCTACTATACTAATGTATTATATATTGTGCCATACAGACAGTTGGAGAAACAGTAACAAACATAAAAGTTAATTTAATATGGCGAATAACGTACAAGTAGAACTATCCGTTCCAGACGCACTTTCTGACATAACACTTGGACAGTATCAGAAATACTTAAAGATACTCGACAGTAACAAAGATGATGAGAACGCAGCAGAGTTTATCAATCTAAAGACTATTGAGATATTTTGTGATGTTGACTTCAAAGACGTATTGAAGATTCCTTTAAATGAGGCGGAAAAGGTACTCACAATCATTAACAAGGCGTTTGAAGAGAAGCCTGATATTATTCGCCACTTCAAATTACTTAACGTAGATATGGGCTTTATACCTAGTTTAGAGCGTATATCTCTTGGCGAGTATATTGATGTAGAAAATAACATAGTGGACTGGCAAACAATGCACAAAGCTATGGCAGTGCTGTACAGACCAGTCAACTTTAAGAGTAGAGAGAAGTATACGATTGCGCCATACGAACCAAGTGATGAGGTATCTGAACTAATGAAGGAGATGCCACTCGATGTAGCTATGAGTTCTATGGTTTTTTTTTACGCTTTAGGGATGGAGTTACTGAAAGCTATTCCGACCTTTATACAGAAAAGTCTGACGGAGGAACAGACTTATCTTCTCAAGCAAACTTTGGCTCAAAGTGGGGTTGGTATCAATCAATTTACGCACTTGCTCAAGGGGATGTCCTTAAATTCAATAAGGTTACCGAAAGTCCACTCTTCCAATGCCTCACCTACCTAACATTTGAAAAAGAGAAAAACGAATTAGAAGCTATGATGATTAAGAAAGCATATAAACGATGAGAGCATATTACGAATTAATAGATAAACTAAATACATATCTTGATGGTAGTCCATCTGTCAATACTGTTACGTTTGGCGATATATTTAAAGTGGACTTGTCTAAGCAAACTATATTCCCACTGGCGCACGTTAATGTACAGAATGTGACTTTCTCTGAGCACATAATGACTTTCTCTTTGCAAGTGATTTGTATGGATATCGTAAACGAGAATAAAGATGATAAGTTAGCTGCTGCCTCCACGCCATACAGAGGACTGGACAATAAGCACGATGTGTTTAACACTCAGCTCACAGTAATCAATGGATTGCAATCGTCTTTGCGTAGAGGCGACTTGTATACCGACAAATACCAACTTGTGTCTGACGCATCTGCCACTCAGTTTGAAGATAGGTTTGAGAATCTATTAGCTGGTTGGAGTATGGATTTAGTTATAGAGACCGCCAATACGGATATGCAGCTTATTAACGCAACAGGAGACGCTTGTAGATAATGGATATAGAACTAAAAAATACTAAAGCATATTTAGAAGGGTTCGCAAATAATGAACTCATCAGATACTTCCTTGAATCGTACAATACGGATAGACCCAGAGGTGAAGGTAAGTACACTGGAGTAACATCAAGAGTTGAAGCTTCTGGTAGGGGCGGTGAGTCTTTAGAGGTAAAAGCTGAGGATGATTCTATAAATTTATATGGCGCACAATATCTGAAGTATGTTGATGAAGGAACTGGAAAGTTTCAGCCTAATATATCAGCACTTAAAAGATGGATAACAGAGAAACCAGTAAATCTTGATGGCGTAAAAGGAAAAACACTTGAATCAAAAGTAAATACACTTGCTTTCTTGATAGGTAGGAGTATAGGCGCAAAAGGAATTGCACCAGCTAACTTTATAGGTGAAGTTGTAGAAAGAGCTCTTAAAGAAATAAAAGATTCAATAGGAGAGCCTCTGAAGTCAGATATTATGGAGGACTTAGGTACATTTATGATAAGTCTTGGTTATATTAAAAAGGGAAACACTTACGAACTAAAGAAATAGAATGGCACAAATAATCAATACAAGGAGTCCGTTTTACATAAAAGTGTCAAATAGTGCACTTGCAACTGCTACACTTCAACTTTATATATATGAGGGCGCAAAAGATACAACGCCTGATGCTGCGGATTTAAAGTACACTATAACTAAATCAGAGCTTGAAAACAATAACCAAGTTGTGTTTGAGATATCAGAGCTTATAAGAGATTACATAGACGTTAAATACGATGGGGAGTATGATAGCTATTGTGTGTGGGCTAATGCTGTTATAACTGCTAAAAATTCAAGTGGAAGCACCATATCATCCCCTACAGTAACGCCAAGTGATTATACAAATCAATTTGTAGCTGTAGATGGGTACGGTTACTTTGAAGAAGGTGTAAACCCTGAGCCAAGCCGTTCACTACTTCAGTCAAACAAAATAATCTATAGACCAAGTGATTACAATGTAAATATACCAATTTTTGCTGAAGACACAAACTCAGTTGCGTATCTTTACAACAATACAACGATTAGAATAGATACGATATCTGATAATAATAACACTAATCAAAAAATTCAATACATATACTCTTATGTAAATTCAGACACAGATACATATCAAGAGAGAGTTTTGAATGACAGCGGAACACTTGAGGAATCAATATGCTTAGATAAATTCCTTAGAAATGTAGATACAAGTCCAGTTGATAAGCTCATAATTAATTCAGACACTTCGTCTGAGGTTATAGAAATAAGAACACTTGATTGTTCCATATACGACCCAATCAAAGTTACGTTTGTAAATAAATATGGCGCACTACAGGATTTGTGGTTTGACAAGAAGAGTGTAAATTCAATAGAAGTACAGTCAAACGATTATAAAGCATCTGTAATGGATTTCTCTTCTACGCCAACCTATGACACCTCCGCACACCAGAACAGGGTGTTAGATTTAGTGGGTAAAGAAAGTATCACAATGAATACTGGATATATAGATGAGGAGTACAATGAAGTGTTTAGACAGCTTATGCTATCAGAACAAGTGTGGATGACAAAACTAACTGAAACTGAGGAGCAAGTATTGCCTTTACGCCCAAGAACACAGTCGTTACAATTCAAAACCAGAACTAACGACAAGCTCGTAAACTACACAGTAGAATTCGACTTTGCGTTTGATAAGATAAACACTATTCGATAATGAATAAGGTTATACTATATATAAAACCCATCACAATAATAAATGATGAGCAAGTTGAAGGTGATTTTCAACAAGTGGACTTGTTTGAAGATGAAGCAATCTCTGTTACATCTAAGATACAGGATATTCGTGATATATCTAAAGTATTTACTGACTTCTCTCAGTCATTCACTCTACCTGCTTCTAAAAAGAATAATAAGATATTTAAGCACTTTTATAATTACTATATATCTGAGGGTTCGTTTGATGCTCGAAAGAAAGTAGAAGCTGTATTAGAAATAAATTATATACCCTTCAGAAGAGGTAAGGTATTTCTAAATGGCGTAAAAATGAAGAATAATAAGCCATATGCCTACAATATAACATTCTTTGGTAATACAGTTTCGTTAAACGATTTATTTGGCGATGATGAGCTTAGTCAATTAGATTTAAGTTCGTTTAACCACGAATATAGCACTTCTAACGTAAGAAGTGGATTAATATCTGGGTTGTTTTCGCAATCAATAATATACCCTCTTATAACGCACACTAAAAGATTGTATTTTAATTCAAACACAAGTCATAATCAAAACACCATATCTGGTGATTTACACTATCACTCAAACAATACTCACAACAGAGATGTAGCTTTACAGGCTTCAGACCTGAAACCAGCTATAAAAGCAAAAGATATAATATCCGCTATAGAAACAAAATATGGAATAGATTTTGTTGATTCTGATTTTATATCCACTACACCTATGGATAACTTATATCTATGGCTAAGCAGAAGAAAAGGAACTATAGGCGGAGAGTCAGGTCAAGAGCAGATTAAGATATTAGAGGATTGGACTGTATCAAATGCACATCCATTTTTAACAGTAAGTTCTAACGGTCAAGAATTATACAGACCTTCTAATATAAGTTTTGGAGCACAAACATCTTCAGTTTGTTCAGCTAAGTTTGCTATAACTATAACCCCTCTTGCAGCTTATACAAGTGTTCCGTACACTATTCAGATATTGAGAAGTGGTGCTGTTGTTGCCGAGCAGACTGGTAATCTTGGAACAGCTACAGAAACTATAGTGTATTTTCAAAGTATCAATGCAACCGTAAAAACAGGCTCTCCACATACATTCAGGGTCATAACAAGTGATTCTTTTCAATTTACACCAGAAATTGTATTTACTGTTAGTGGATTTTCAAATAGCGGCAGTGAAACTTGGGTTACAAGTCCATCCGTTCAAAACGTAGTATCTACAATAATAATCACAGACCAGATTCCTAAAATGAAAGTTATTGACTTTGTATCTGGAATACTAAAAATGTTCAATCTAACCGTTTATTATATTGATAATGAGAATGATTCTGATTATGGTAAAATTAGAATGATACCTCTTGACGATTTCTATGATGATAACCCAAAGATATTTGACATAACTAAATATGTAGATTCTTCAGAACACGATATTGAATCTACTGTTCCTTTTACTGAAATTGATTTCGAGTACGAAAAACCTAAAACCCTATTGATGAAACAGCACGAACAGGTGTTTAATCATATATTCGGAGATGAGGAGTTTAAATTAGACACTGTAGATAGGGGTAAACCATATAAGATTAAAGTTCCGTTTGAACACTTCAAATATGAAAGACTGCTTGATGAAGCTGATGGAGATGAGACTGATATACAGTGGGGTTATTCTGCTGGAGACAACTTTAAACCAGACGCAGATGCTGAGCCGCAACCTACAGCTAATTACGAGTCAGTTTTAACAAAGCCATTGTTGTTCTATGGTATAAGAATAACTGGATTGACTACTGGAAATGGTATAAATTTTTATGGAGCAACTCACGAAGAGTTAGGTAGTTATTTCAAACCATCAAATACAAATGAGAATGGCACATCTTCAACCGCACCAGCGTTTACACTAAATTTTGATAATGAGGTTGACGAGTGGAATCTTACAGATTACGGCGGAGATACAAACTCACTATTTAAGAAGTTTTATCAAACATACATAGAAGATGCCTTCAATGCAAAGAAACGCATATTTAAGCTAACAGCACATTTACCCAATAGTGTGTTACTTAATTATAAGCTAAACGATAGATTTCAGATTGGCGACAAAGTATTTACAATAAACTCAATAGACACCAACCTAAAAACAGGAGAGTCTAAATTAGAACTACTGAACGTATTATGATAAAAGATATTATAGATTTATTGCAGCTTTCTGATTGGTATGGCGTATCTCATAACGTAGATATCGCCAAAGGATTATATAAAGCACCAAGAAACTGGGAAGACACAAAAGAAATTTTAACAAGAGTCAGAAAATCAAAATCATACAGAAATGGCTGAACAGAAGATAATAATATCCATACAGGTAAATAGCAGTGAAGCTGCAAAAACAAATAAGACTTTAAAGGTAACAAAAGATAATTTTGAGAAACTAACTAAAGCTGAAAAGGAAGCCATTGTAGCTGACAAGCAGTTATCTTTAGCAGCCAAACAACTTGACAAAGATTTAACGAATCAGGCAGCAGCAGCAAATGAAGCGGCAGCAGCAACAGATAATATGAGAGCCACATCTGGCTTGAATAATGCAATCATAATGGAAACCAGTAGACTTGCCTCTGATGCAAGTTTTGGTTTTACTGCGATTGCAAACAACTTGTCTCAGTTAGTAAACTTAGTTCAGTCTAATGTAAAAGCCACTGGCTCTTTTAAAAGCGCTATAGCTGGATTATTTACAGCACAAGCAGCATTTTTGGTTGGAATTCAGTTACTCATTACTTATGGTGATGACTTATACAAGATGTTTCTGAAGAACTCATCAGCAGCAATAGATTTATTTAAAGTGTTTAAAGATGCTGGAGCAGAAGTTTCATCTACTTCTGGAAAGTTTGAGACATATATAAGGACACTTCAGGATTCTAATAAATCACAAGAGGAGCAGAGAAAAGCTGTTAATGGATTGAATAAAGAATTTCCAAATTATATAGCACAATTAGAAAGAGCTGATTTAACATTAGAGGATGTAGCTAATAAAACTGAAGAAGCTACTAAACAGAATGATTTATATAGGGAATCCTTAAAGAAGTTAGCTTTAGCAAGAGCTGCGCAAAATAAGATAGAAGAGGAGTCGGCAGCTATAATACAAGCCAATATAGATTTTGAAGATGAACTAAGGAAACTTGAAGCTGCTGGAGCGGAAGATGCGGATGGTGTACCAGGTTTTTCTATGAAAGATGCAGAGCTTTCTATTAAAGCATATCAAGATGCGTTTGACCAGATAAGTAAAATGAATTTAACTACCCAAGAAAAAGATGATGAGTTAATAAAAAGAAAAAGAGAAAATCGTCAAATTGCTTCAGGAGAATACCTGTCTTCTCTTTATGATGAATTGCAAGAAGAAACTAAGATTAGAGACGAAAATATACAGAGGCTTGTCAAATACACTATAATAGAAACAGATACTGAAGAATCAGGTCAAGGTAAAAGAGAAAGGATATTTAAAAGAGGCATCCTGAATCTTGATAAACTTGAAGAGAGTTACAGACAAAAGGCTATAGATAAGCAGATGAAAACTGCTGATGAAATAATTAACATCGAAGAAAAAAACGCTAAGGCAGAGCTTAAAATAAGATTAGACGTATTTAAGGAGAAACAAGCTCAGAGGTTTAAAGATTTTATGAAATCTAAGGCTACTGATGAAGAAAAGAAACAAGCTCAGATTGATTACGATAAATCCTTAGAAGACGCTCAAATGGAGCACGATGAGGTTATGATTCAGCTCGAAGAATCCTTTGAGACAAAAAGAACTCAGCTTCAAAGAAAGAGATTCAACGATGATGAAATAGAGCGAGAGAAAGTAGAGGATTTAGAGAAAAAACAATTAGATTCTCGTGCTGCTAATTTAGATGCTATAAATGAAATGGGCGTAAAACAAGCGTTCAATACAAGAGAAAGAAATTTAGAGAGTCTTAAGGAAGATGAAGCTTTAGCTCAGCGTAATTTTGAGATGGCAAGTAAAGATGTTGAGTTGAATGAAAAAGGTATGGAGATAAAAGCTCAAGCTGAACTCGATTTATTAGACTTAAAAAGAAAGATTGCTTTAGAAGAACAGGCATTAGAACAGGAAAAGTTTGACTTTATAAATGAGCAGTACAGTAAAATATCTGACGCACTAACTGAAACTTTTGGCGTTACAGCCCACAATCAAACTGTAGAGATAGAGGAAAGGTATAGCAGGGAGATGGAAGCTGCTGAAGGTAATGCTGAATTGCAAACCCAGATTCGTGACAAGATGGAGAAAGATAAAGATAAGATTGCACGAAAACAATTTAAGATTGATAAGGCAGCAAGGATAGGTAGAGCAATAATGAACACCTATGAATCAGCTTGGTTAGCATTTGGTTCACAGCTTATACCATCAGCTCCAGGTACACTTTCAAATGCGTATGTAGCGCAAAGGATAGCTTTAATCTCTGGACTTGCCAATGTAGCAAACATAGCTCGTCAAAAGTATCAGGGGTCTGCAAGTTCTGGCGGAGGAGGCGGTGCTGGAGGTTCTGGTGGAGGTATGCAGATTAAAGCACCAGACTTTAATGTTGTTGGCGCATCTCAGACATCTCAGTTAGCACAAGCTGTAACAACTCAGCAAGAGAAACCAGTAAAAGCATTTGTAGTAGGTAAAGATATATCTACACAACAAGAACTTGATAGAAACATAACAAACACCGCATCATTCGGTTAATTTAATAGTATGAGAATTATAGAACTTTTTATAGACGAAGAAGGATTGTTCTCTGGCATAGATGCCATTTCAATAGTAGAGAAACCAGCGATAGAAGAACATTTTATCGCCCTATCCGAAGAGAAAGAAGTAAAACTTGCCGAAGTAGATAAAGAGAAGAAGATTCTTATGGGGGCAGCATTAATTCCCAATAAGAACATCTACAGACGTAATGGCGAGGATGAATACTACATTTACTTCTCAGAAGACACTGTACGCAAAGCGTCAGAGCTATTTTTGATGCGTGGTAATCAAAATAAAAGCACTTTAGAGCACCAAGCAGAGCTTAACGGACTGTCTGTGGTAGAATCGTGGATTGTAGAGGATAAAGTGCACGACAAGAGCCGTAAATACGGTTTAGATATGCCTGTAGGTACTTGGATGGTATCTATGAAGGTAAACAATGAAGAGGTTTGGGATGATTACGTCAAGTCTGGTAAAGTAAAAGGCTTCTCTATTGAAGGTTACTTCACTGATGAGGTTGCTATGTCTCAAATAGCCAACTTAGAAGAAGAGAACGAAGCTAAGCAAATACTATTAGAGGTTGCTAACGTAATTCTTGGCGATAAATACGAATTAGCTACATACGGAGACTATGGAAGTGGCGTTAGAAACAACGCAAAGCGTGGTATTGAGCTAAATAAGAAGGTAAACAATAAGTGCGCCACCTCTGTGGGGAAAATAAGAGCACAGCAGCTCAGTAGGGGTGAAAAACTCAGTGTGTCCACGATAAAGAGGATGTATTCTTACTTATCAAGAGCTGCTGAATACTATGACCCAAGCGATTCTAAGGCTTGTGGTACAATTTCATACCTTCTATGGGGTGGAAAGGCAGGGTTAGCTTGGAGTAGGTCTAAACTGCGTGAATTAGGCGAATTAGAGCTTAATTGCGACTGTCACGAGCTATCTGAGGAGCTTGAACTCGGTTTGTATGATAAAACATACAAAGATTACCCTTCTGCTGCCAGAAAGAACGCTAAACAAGCTCTTGCATACTATGATAGTAATAAACCAAGATGCGGAACACCTCAAGCGTGGCAATTCGCTAAACTATTAGCTGAAGGTAAGCCACTATCTCGTTGTTTGATATCTGAGATGGCGTCTTACAACAGGTTTGAGAAAAAGAAGAATGAACCGTACAACAAAGGTTGTGGTGGTCTTCTATGGGATGCTTGGGGAGGAGAAGAAGGAATCCGTTGGGCAGAAGGTAAGCTCGATGAGATAAACTCTCAGGAATCTAAATTAGATTTAGCATCTAAAGAGATTGATGGGAGACTCGCCTATGATTCAAAAGAAGAAGCATTAAGAATTGCAAAGGATATTGGTTGCGAAGGATATCATACTCACGATGTAGATGGTGAGACTTGGTATATGCCTTGCAAAGAACATAAATTAGCTAAGTACGATGACAAAGGAAGAATTATTAGAAGCCCGAAAGCTCCAAATTCCGATACTAAAAACCCTGCTCCAAGACGAGGTAGCGATCGCAATCCAAAAGGAGCTGCTGGGAAGGGAAGGGGAGTATCTGTTCCAGCCAGAGTGCTAAAGTCATTACAAAAGAAAGCAAGTGACTTCAACGAGAAGTATAAATCTAAACTCGGTTACGGAACAACTGTAGGTCAACTTAAATCTGTATATCAGCGTGGTGTTGGCGCATTTCAAACATCACATAGTCCAATGGTAAAGTCTGCTGAACAGTGGGCACAAGCGAGAGTAAACGCTTATATATACCTACTAAAGAACGGCAGACCTCAAAACGCCAAATACACAACAGATTACGACCTATTACCTAAGAAACACCCTAAAAGCAGTAAGAAATGAAAAGAACAGAAGAAACGCCAAGTAGAACATCTCCACGCAATTCAAAACGTGGCTGTCTCTGCAAAAATGGTAGAACCTACTCACGAAAGTGCTGTGACGGTACATTAAGAGCACAGGGTGTAGGCAAAATCTAACAGAGGAATTATTATTAGTTATTATTATACACTTTAAAGTTAAATTTTTATTATGGAAGGTAAAGCAACTCTTATTTTAAAAGACATTATGCAGAAACTTTCTATGATTAATTCCGAAGAGGTAAAAGAAGAAGTAGAAAACGTAGAAGTATCTGCTGAAGAAGTTGCTCCTGAAGTTGAAGTCAAGGAAGAAGTCGTATTGTCTGAAGACGAAGTAGCTGAAGAGGCTACTGAACTATCTGACGAATCTACCGAACAACAACTTGCTGAAGAAGACGAAGCTGAAAAAGAAGCTGAGGAAGAAGAAGAAGAAGTTGAAGAAGAAGAAGAGTTAGAAGAAGAAAAATATGTTTCTAAATCCGAATTCGATTCTAAAATCGCTGAACTCAAGGATATGATTGAGTCAATGAAAGGTGAAATGGGTAAGGAAAAAGAATCTTACGAAGAAGAAAAAGCTGAATTGAGTGCGCAAATTGAAAAGCTATCTGCTGAACCAGCAGTTGAGCCTATTGCACACAATCCAGAGGAAAAACAAGAAAAAAACGGGGGCTTTAAGTTCGGTCAAAATCGCCCTCTTTCGACACTTGACCGAGTAATGTCCAAAATAAACTAAATTAAAATTAAATTATGCCAACTCCATCAATTACTACTACATATGCAGGAGAGTTTGCTGGAAAGTACATCTCTGCTGCTCTATTAAGCGGTAATACAATCGCAAATGGCGGTATTACTGTAAAGCCTAATGTAAAGTACAAAGAAGTTGTAAAGAAAGTTGCGACAAGCGGTCTTATTGGAAACGCTTCTTGTGATTTTACTGATGCTGGTTCTTTGACTTTGACAGAGCGTATTCTCCAACCTGAAGAGTTTCAAGTAAACCTTGAGCTTTGTAAGAAGGATTTCCGTTCTGACTGGGAAGCTGTTCAAATGGGTTATTCTGCCTATGACAACCTACCTCCTAAATTCGCTGATTTCCTAATCGGTCACGTTGCTGCTAAAGTTGCGGAGCAAACCGAGCAAAACATCTGGCAAGGTGCTGACGCTACTGCTGGTGAGTTTGACGGTCTTTCTGTACTATTAGCTGCTGACTCTGATGTTGTAGATGTTACAGGAACTACTGTTACTTCTTCTAACGTAATCGCTGAGCTTGGGAAAATCGTTGATGCAATTCCTTCTGCTGTTTATGGGAAAGAAGATTTGAAAATCTACGTTTCTTCAAACATCGCTAAGGCTTATGTATCTGCACAAGCTGCTTTAGGATATCGTGACTTGTATCACGTTGGTAAAACTGAGATGAACTTTCAAGGTATTCCTTTGTTTGTTGCTAACGGTCTTGCTGATAATGATGCTGTAGCTGCGGAAACATCTAACTTGTACTTTGGTACTGGTCTATTAGCAGACCACAACGAGGTTAAAGTTATTGATATGGCTGACCTTGACGGAAGTCAAAATGTTCGTATCGTAATGCGATTCACTGCTGGTGTCCAATATGGTATCGGTTCTGACATCGTTCTTTACACCTAATAATTAATCGTCTAATATGGGGGTGCTAAACCCACCCCCTTTTTAATACTTATAATATGGCTTGTGATTTAACTGGCGGAAGATT